TGGTAGATTTAAGAGAAGTGTTAAGTAAGTGTAGTAAAGAAGTTGAGTTAATCAGTTTAGAAACTAAAGGATTTAAACAGTCGGCTCTCAAACAGTTTGAAATGTGTGCTGAGTCCGAAGATATGGTATATTCGGTAGAAGATGATTATTTGCATGAAGAGAATGCTTTAAACAGTATGTTGATTGCTTATAATTATTTGACACAAAAATATCCAAATCCAATTGCTTTGTATCCTTATGATTGTGCATTTAGATATGATGTAGGTAGAGAGTATCTTACTATTCTTCTATATGATGGTGTTCGGTATTGGAGGCAAGTTCGCCATACTGCCAATACCATATTTGCACATCAAAGTTTCTTTAAAGATAATTTTGAAGTATTTAAAGGATTGGCTTTGACCTTTCCTGATGCGGCAGAAGATCAGTTTATAAACAAGTTATATGAGAACTATGAAGAAGGTACAGGTCATGTAAAGGTGTTTAGTCCAATACCATCTGTAGCGTATCATCTTTCATTTAATGAACCGGCAACAATAAGAACCACTCACTTAGGGTGGAGAGATTTATGGGATAGGATAACATGAAACTAGAAATCATTTTAAGAACACACGACTTGGGTAATGTACACTTGGACCGTGAGAGATATTGTGGTATGGACAAAACAACTTTAATTCTAGGTTGTTTATCATCACTCATCAATGCAGCCAACATGGTAGAAAGCCACGAAGTCAATTTTAAAATTCTAGATGACCACAGTACCGATTTATTGAAACAAGGTATCTATGCTTTGTTTGAGAAATCCAAATGGCCACATGAAATCTATAACATGGCAGAACCTGGTTATAACTATTCAGCATTAAAACAGTTTGAATTCTGCCGTGATTCAGAAGCAGATTTAGTATATTCTGTGGAAGATGATTACCTACATTGTAATAGTTCTTTGGTAGAAATGTTAGATTCTTATCAGTTATTTAAAGATAAATCTGGCCAAGAAATTGTAATTTATCCGTTTGATATGCCAGATGATTATTATCCACCACACATGGAACCATGTTTTGTGGTACATGGTTCAAAAAGACATTGGAAATCTGGTATCTGGACAACCAATACTTTCATGTTACGACCACAGGTACTCATTGACCATTGGCCAAAATTTGAAAAACTGGCTAAGGAATACAATCCAGACTATAGTACACCAGAGGAACATACTCACGAAGGCAATACCATCTGTCATGTTTGGAAGAACCATGCTTTACGGTTTAGTCCAATACCAAGTGTGGCATTACATATGCAGTTTGACACACAAATGGACCCTTACATTGATTGGACCACATGGTGGGGAGAGTACACCAAATAAATGCCTAAATATCCAATAAATTCTTATATCTGAGGATAACATGGCAACAATCACTAATAGAACGGACTTTAAAAATTACTGCCTCCGTAGACTAGGTTTTCCCGTTATCGATATCAACATAGATGATGACCAAGTGGAAGACCGTATCGATGACGCTTTACAATACTGGCAGGACTATCATTTTGATGGTCTACAAAAGGTATATTATATCAAAGCCGTTGGTCAAACCGAAATTGACCAAAAATATCTAGACTTATCCGAATCACAAGACGCTGATGGTAATCCATTGGAAATTGTTGGTATCACCAGAATATTTCCAGTCCAAGATTCTCATGCAGCCGTCAATATGTTTGACCTAAGATACCAATTACGTTTAAATGAACTCTACGACTTTACTTCTGCATCGTATATTAACTATACATTAACCATGCAACATCTACGTTCTTTGGAGTTGTTATTCTCTGGAGAAGTACCAATCCGTTTTCAAAGACACATGCAAAGATTGTATATTGATTGGGCTTGGGGAGCATCTGAGGCACCAGTTGGTACAATCGTAATTGCTGAAGCATATGCCGTAATTAATCCTGATGTATATGGTAAAGTATGGAATGACCGTTGGTTAAAAGAATATGCCACGGCAGTTATCAAGCGTAGTTGGGGAGCCAACCTTAAAAAGTTTAACAATCTACAATTGCCAGGTGGTGTAACACTTAATGGCGATAAAATTTATGACGAAGCATTTGAAGAAATTAAAGCACTAGAAGCACAAATGCAAACCGAATACGGTGCACCACTAGAAATGTTCATGAATTAATATGGCAACTTCAGTTTACTTTAATAATTACAATTCAAAATATAGCGAACAAAGACTCATAGAAGATTTGATTGTTGAATCAATCAAGATTATGGGCTTTGATGCTTTCTATCTTCCTATTACCAATTCGGGAGATCGTGATCTATTGTACGGTGAAGATCCAGTTAAGAAATTTAAAACTTCATTTCCAGTTGAGATGTATCTATCTTCTGATCCAACAGATTACATTGGTCAGCATGATGTATTTTCCAAGTTTGGTTTGGAAATTAAAGATGACGTTAAAGTAATTGTTTCTAAGAGAGCCTTTGAAGAAAAGGTACTACAGAATCCAGACAACCATTTTACCAGACCAAGAGAAGGTGATTTGGTGTATGTACCTTGGTTGAATGGTACTGGCGAATTGTTTGAAATTAAATTTACAGAACAAGCCAAAGATTTCCATATGTTAGGTAGAAAACAACCTTATTTCTTTGAACTCAGTTTAGAGAAATTCAAGTATTCACAAGAAGAGATTTCTACTGGCATTAGTGAGATTGATGATGTTGTTACTAATAATGCTTACACATTACATTTAAATACTGGTGCAGGTACAGGAAAGTTCTTACAAAAAGAATTGGTAACACAAACAGTAAACGATGTTGTGATTGCTTCTGCTACAGTTCAAGGTTGGGTACCAGCATCCAACATTCTGGCTGTAACAACTATCTACGGAAACTTTGTCGATGGTGAAACTCTTGTTGGTGAAACAAGTGGTGCTCAATATGTCTTGGCATCGTTTGATCCATTAGTGGACAACACTTATTCAGAAACTTACGATAATAAACATATTAGTAATTCTGCTAATTCTATTATTGATTTTTCAGAAACAAATCCTTTTGGTAGCATATAATGGCAAATACATCATACAATAGAATCATTCGAAAACTAGTAATAGGATTTGGTAATCTATTTAAAGATATTACATTGGTTCGTTACAATCCAAATTTATCAGAACAACAAAGAATGTTGGTGCCTATTGTCTATGCCACCAAAGAGATGTATGTTAGGCGTCTAGAGGATGATCCAAACTTGGATAAAAAAGTTCAAACAACTTTACCAAGAATGTCATTCGAAATGTCTAATATGACTTACGATGCCACTCGTAAACAAAATACAAATATTAAAACATTTGCCAAAACAACTAGTGGTGTTGTATCTCAATACAATCCTGTTCCATATAATTTTGATTTTAATCTGTACATCTATGTAAGAAACATTGAAGATGGTACACAAATTATTGAACACATACTTCCATATTTTGCACCAGATTATACTATTAAATTAAATCTTATTCCTGAAATGGGTATTGTAAAAGAAATACCTATTGTTTTAAATAGTGCTACACACGAAATAGAATACGAAGGTGATGGTAGAACTGTAGAAACTAGAATGGTTATTTGGACATTAAACTTTACAGTTAAAGGATTTGTATTTGGTAAGGTATCTGATGTTGGTGGTTTAATCAGAACTTCTATTACAAATATATTGAATAACATTACTACAAATGATGTTGTTGAATTTAATATGAGATCACATCACCAAAATTCTTATGAACAAAATTATAAAAAAGATGAATTGGTATATCAAGGATACTCTCATGCCAATGCCACAGCAACTGCCAAGGTTCTTTCTTGGGAAAATGGCGTATTAAAATTAACCAATATTGAAGGTAATTTTATATCAGATTCGCCCATTGTTGGTTATGTAAGTAATGCCAATTATGTATTTGATTCATACAATGTATTACCACAAACACAAGCACAGATTGTTATTGTTACTAATCCAACTGATGCTAACGTAAACACTTCTTATACATATACCACCACTACAACAGAAATACCAAATATTGATGATACAGTTATTTCATCAAATACTTTAGTTGTTGATTTAAACACAAACGTATTTGGTATAGACGATTTGCATATCGAATTAGAAAACCAAATAGATTTAGGATCTTAAAATGCCAAGAACATTACAATTTAAAAGATTTGCCAACACAGTAGTTGCTAATACTACTGGAGCTAATGGTGAATTTATTATCGATTCAACAAACCACACAATAACAATCCATGATGGTGTAACCCGTGGCGGCCATGCAATGGCTTCAAAATATTATGTTGACCATGTTGGTATTCAAGGTAATCAAGGTGCTACAGGTGCTCAAGGCGCTAGTGGTGTTACTGGTGGCCAAGGTGCTACTGGTATTTCTGGTGCTACAGGTTCTGCCGGTACCAACGGTGCCACAGGCGTACAAGGTGCTTCAGGTTCAGCAGGTACTAATGGTGCCACAGGTTCAGCCGGTACAAATGGTGCTACAGGTACTAATGGTGCCACAGGTTCAGCCGGTACAAATGGTG